TGACTGCCTCAGGCCAGGCCAGCGCATGGGTCTGCCGTTTGGCACGGCGGCAATTCTAACCCTGCGCGACATGGGGGATATAAGAGTTGCTCAGCAAATGAAAGATAAAATCGCCGCTTGCTTTTTTGGTGTTACGCATGGAGAAGAGCAGTATCACGCAAACCCAGGAGATACAACAGAAGAGGTTGTGGGCGGCAAGCTTTTTGACCAGATCACACCCGGCACGGTTGAGCACCTGCCGTCGGGGCGGATGTTTCAAGCCTTCACACCACCATCGGCCGGCGACTTCCCTGCCACCCAAAAAGTTTATGCACGCAGCGTGGCGGCGGCCTATGAGATCACCTATGAGGCGCTCACGGGTGACTCCAGCGATGCCAATTTCAGCACCTTCAGGGGGCAATGGCTGGAATTCCACCGCAGACTGGCCCACCTGCGCTGGAATGTGGCGATCCCGCTCCACTGCGCACGGGTCTGCTCCTGGCATGACGAGCTGGCCAGGATGGTTGGGCTCCTGAGGGGGTCAGCGCGATGGACGCACACGCCACCGCGACGAGAGATGATCGATCCCACCAAGGAAATCCCGGCGCTGATTGATGCGGTTAGGGGTGGCCTGATGAGCCTGTCTGAGGTTCAGCGCTCGCTGGGCTATGTCCCTGATGAAGTGATGGCAGAGCTGACCGCAGACGTTGAACGGGCGCGAAGTGCGGGCTTGGCGCTCTCCTCCGATGGTGCGACTGATCAGGCCGCAAAGCCCGCCTTACAATCGCCCGATCAGCAGGAACCGCCGCCATCATGACCACCGCAGTTGCAGCGCCGACCACGGGCGTGATGGCTCAGGCTTCGGCTTCCGGGGTGACCCTCAGGCTGTACGGGGAGATCGGGTGGGAGGTGATGGCCTCAGAGGTTGCGGACGCGATCCAGGGGGCCAATGGAAAGGATGTGTCCGTTCACGTCTTCAGCTATGGCGGCTCCGCTGGTGAAGGCCTGGCCATCTACAACATTCTCTCCTCATACCCTGGCACCGTGACAACGGTTATCGACGGGATTGCCGCCAGCGCTGGCGGGATTATCTTCATGGCCGGAAAGAATAGGGTGATGCCAGAAAACGCCCTGTTTCACCTCCACTCAACCTGGGGCAGCGCCTCAGGTGATGCGGAGAAGATGCGAAACCTTGCAAATCAGTTTGATGTGCACAGTCAAAGCTATCGGGATATTTATGCCAAAAAATCAGGACAAGCCGCCGAAAAGGTTGACGAATGGATGACGGCCGGAAGCGGCTCGGGCACGTGGTTCTCCGCTGCTGATGCCATGGCGGCCGGCTTTGCAACGGAGGTGGCCGCTGCCGAGGAAATCAAGGCGCTTGTGCCGCCACCCCCGGGTGATCGGTTCCCCAACGCTCCAGCGGCCCTGGCGGCATGGTCTGGCGCTTCCGCTATTATCACGGAAGGTCTCAATTCTCCACAGGCTCAACAAATGGCCGTTTCTGCCACTGCCGCCGAAGCGGCGACGATCAACCCCCAGGAATCCCCCCCGCTCCAGCCGCAAGCCCAGGCCCCGGCCGCCGCGCAAGCCGCTGTCGCTCCTCAGCCCAGCGAAGACGCGGAGAAGCTGGCCCTGCGCCGCGAGAACGAGATCCGCCGCTGCGCCGCCCAAGCGTCGCTCCCTCCCGATCAGGTGGATGCCCTGATCACTGGCGGCAAGCCGTTCGCCGATGTGGCACTGGAGATCGTCAAGGCGCACGCAGCCACGGTGGAGAACCGCAGCCAGGCGGGCCATCCGGCGCAGATCGGAGTGACTCGGGATCACGGCGACACCATGGCCCAGGCCTTTGGTGATGAGCTGGCGCGGCGTGCTGGCCTGATCACTGAGCCAACGGAAGTTGGCCGGCAGGTCTTTGGGTATAGCGCCAAGGAGCTGTGTAGGGCCTGGTTGGGTCGCAACGGCGTCAACACGGGAGGGCGTGGGATCAACGAGCTAATTTCGATGGCCTTTCATTCAACGTCCGACCTTACGGCGTTGTTTGAAAACACCATGAACCGATCCTTGCGGTCGGGATACGAGGAAGAAGCTCAAACCTATCTGCCGCTTTCAACACGTCAAGACCTTCCCGATTTTCGGCAAGCCACTGAAGTTGAGTTTGGCGCCAGGCTGATCCCTCAACAGCTTACGGAAGGAGGCGCGTACAAGACCGGCGTGATGAAGGATGGCAAGGGATCTTGGAGGATCTTCACCTATGGCCTTGAGGTTGGCATCACCAGGGAAGCCATTATTAACGACGACCTCAGCGCCCTGGGCGAGGTTCCAATGCACCTCGGGCGCGGTTGCCGGCTTCTGGAGTCCAATCTTTCGTGGTCCCTGATTACAAAGGAATCGCTGGGTGACACGGTGATTATGGACAACAAAGCGTTGTTCCATGCTGACCACACCAACACCATCAGTGGTGGTACTTCCACGATCAGCATTACCGGAATGGACCTTGCAAAGACTAAGCTGCGCAAGCAAAAGGACTCCTCCGGCAACAGCCTTAACCTGCCACCTTCCTATTTGCTGGTTCCGCCAGAGCTTGAGACCGTTGCGCTTCAGTTCCTGTTCCCCACTGGATACGCACCCGCCAACCTGACCGGCGCAAGCGGTCCCAATCCTTTCGCCCAAGGTGTTCAGCTAATTACTGAAAATCGTTTGGCGGATGTGACAAATGGCACCAAGATGTGGTATCTGACCTCGAATCCCGCTCGCGTTCCTATGCTTCGCCATGGCTACTTGGATGGCCAAAACGGCCCTGTGATCACCCAGGAGGAAAAGCGCAATCCTGATGTGCTCAGCATGTTGGTGCGCCATGATTATGGTGCTGCCTTGCGCGATTGGCGCGGATTCGTTCGCTCCGCTGGGGAGTGATTTTTTACTGTAAACCCTGCTTTTTTTGTCATGCCTGTCAACGTCGTTCAGGAAGAGTCTGATTACATTGACTACGCCAACGGCACCGGCTCCGCTATTGCTGTTGGTCAGTTGGTGCAAGTCGGCAGCCTTCATGGGATTGCGGTCGCTGTGATCCCCATCGGATCAACCGGATCCCTGGCACTGGAAGGGCTTTATACCCTTCCAAAGCTCACCGCCGCATCTGCAGACGCTACTACTCTCGGCGGCCCGGTCTACTTTTCTGCCGGTTCCGTGAGCGGAAGCGATTCCAGCGGCACCCGAAAACAGGTCGGACACGCCATGGCGGTGGCCAACCAGGCCGCCACTACCGTTGTGGTTCGCCTGTTCAACTGATGAGCTGGGCCAGCCGTCAAAACCTGCTGGTCCGCACATCCAACCGGATCATGGGCGCCTCCTCGGTCACCTGGGGAGGCGTTCAAGGATCTGGCAAGCTTCGACTTGCTACCGAGATTGTTCTAGATGGAGACATCGTTTCTGTTGATGCAGTTCTAGACAATCTCCCACATGCTCTTTTTGGCGGAATCAAGTACGGCGAAACGATAACCGTTGACGGAAATACCTTCAAGGCGCGATGTGATCCTTTCCAATATGGCGACGGCGACTACTGCAGGCTCCCCCTGTCCGGCCCCACTGGCACCGTGCTGCCATCGTTCAAGGCGGCGCCAAACAGCCGGCAGTCTCTGCTTGTTCAGGCGGTCAATCGAACCTTCGATGCGGTGCCAGTCGTCTGGGGCGCGATCCAGGGCGAGGGCCTGCTGAGGAAAAACACGGAGCTGGTCATTCAAGGCCAAGCCGTGGTTGTAGATGCTGTTATTGAAAACCTGCCATTTTCAGTATTTGGTGAGCTGAAATATGGCGATCCACTTACCGTGGCAGGTGATACCTACGTGGTTGAGTATGGGGTGATGAGGTTTGAGGATGGCGCATATTGCCGCATCCCCCTCTCTGGCCCCGTCGCAGCACCTCCCCCGGCCCAGACCTTCCAGCCCCTGATCACCACCACCGGCCTGGCGCTCACCACCACCACCGGACTGGAGCTCGCGATCACCTGATGGCTGCCAACCCCGGCTCGATCTCATCCCAGCCAGCCGCCGCGGCGCTGACCGGCGCGGAGGTGCTCCCCCTGGATCAGGCGGTGGGCTCCCCCGTGGCGGCCACGGCGCTGGTGATCGGCACGGGCTACCGGATCGTCAGCCTCGGGAACACCAACTG